ACTATTCGCTTTGGTCAGCAAGGCGTAAAAGGCTCTCCAGCCCACAAGGGAGAGTCTGAAGCAGACAAGAAGCGTAGGGAGTCTTTCAAGGCTCGCCACGCTGACAACATTGCTAAAGGCAAGATGTCTGCTGCTTACTGGGCAGATAAGGTGAAGTGGTAAACATGGATAAGAAGAAAAAACATCCTGGCTTTGAAAAAGTTCAGGAACAGATTGCAAAGAAGCAAGGTATCTCTAAGGAGAGGGCTGGTGCTATCTTGGCTGCAGGGGCGAGGAAAGCCTCACCTCAAGCAAAGAAGGCAAACCCTAATCTAAAGAAGGTAAACATGCCTAAGAAAACTGGTGGCAAATAATGGCTGCTAAAAAGAAAACTAAAGTTGAGAAGGTAATGGCTGAATACAAGGCTGGTACTCTTCATTCAGGTAAAGACCCTGACGGTAAAGGTCCTAAAAAAGCCCCAGTCGTGAAGTCACAGAAACAGGCTATTGCTATTGCGTTGTCTGTTGCTGGTAAATCCAAATCTAAAAAAGGTGGTAAATCTAAATGATTCCAAATATCGTTCCATCCGCTAAAGTTGCGGAAAGAAATGCCAAAGCAGAAGATGCTCGTCTACAAGGCGAAGCAGTTATTACTGCACTAAACACTGTTCGTGATGCAGCAGTTCTCGCTATTGAAGAAACTGACATGCCAGAAACTGTACAGCACGAAAAGACAGAGCCTATGTCAGACCGTTACCTTGAGTATGGTTCTCCACTAGGAGGTATGCACTAATGCCAAACAAACCAACACCAAAGCCAACTGCTCCTGGTAAGAAGAATGACACTACCAGCAAGGGTGGCAAAGTTATTGCTCCACTTCCTTTGAAGAAGGATGACTTGAAGAAAATCAAGAATGCCCCTCCTGTAGGTAAGAAGAACTACAAGGGTCTAAAGAAGGGTCTATAATGCCAAAGCCTCCTAAGCCAAGCCCTAAGCCAAAGCCTGAGTTTACTCAGTACCCTCTACCAAACAACCCGAACATCATTGTGATTCGTCCTAAGACTCCTGCCGAACTTCGTATGGAGAAGATTGACGAAGCAGCAAGAAACTCTGGTATTGACCTAGAGGTAAAGAGGTTTGAAATCTTGAAAAACAAAAAAGGTTCTAACCCTAAGAAGAAGTAACCTATGGCGAATGTTGGAAAAAGAAAAGCCCTGAATGCCGAAGAAGCAAAGGTTGAAATAAAGAAACTGATGTATCAAGGTATGTCCATTAAGGATGCCTTGATTCAGGTTGACCGTAGCGTTCGTTGGTATGAGGAAGCCAGAAAGCGTGATGCTGCTTGGGCTTCTGAGATTACTCGTATTCGTACAGTAGTTAGGGATAAGAAGAATGGCACATTTGAGGATGAGCCTGTTCCTGACTTTCCTGAGTTCTGCGAAACATATCTAGGTAACCGTCTTTTTCCGCACCAACTCCAATGGTTTGACATGCTGGAAGGTAGACCACCTCGTGATTTACATCCAGCCATGACATACGAATCTGGTAGAGAGTCTCGCATGATTGTGAACACTCCTCCAGGACACGCTAAGTCAACCACTATTACCGTGAACTATGTGATTTGGCGTTTGATGAAGAACCCAGACTTGAAGGTAATCATTGTGTCTAAGGCACAACGCTTGTCTGAGCAGTTTCTTCTTCAGATTAAAGAGCGTCTGACTAATCCTCAGTACTCTAAACTACAAGAAACTTTCGGTCCTCCAGGTGGATGGCAGGAAGGTTCTGCTTCTTGGAAGCAAAGCCAGTTCTATATTGCTGGTCGCAGTGCTGAAGCCAAGGACCCTAGCGTTCAGGCTGTAGGTATTCGTGGTCAGGTTTATGGTGCTCGTGCAGACCTTGTTATTGTTGATGACGCTATTGATAATACGAATGTTGGCGAGTATGAGAAACAGATTGACTGGCTACTAGGTATCGTTGGCTCTCGTCTTGCTCCTCGTACAGGTCGTTTGCTTGTTGTAGGTACTCGTATTGCTTCTAAGGATTTGTATTCTGAGTTGAGAAACCCAGAACGCTACTTCGGTACAGCCCAACCTTGGACTTACCTGCTACAACCTGCAGTTCTAGAGTTTGATGATGACCCTGCGAACTGGAAAACCCTATGGGCTTATAGCGATAGCCCTGCTGACCCAGATGAAATCCCTAATGAAGAGGGACTTTACAGACGCTGGGATGGCGAAACGCTAAAAGATTTGAGAGATGGTATTGCTCCAGCACTTTGGAGTCGTATTTATCAACAGGAACAAGTTGCAGAAGATGCAGTCTTTGACCCTGAATCTGTTTCTCGTTCTTGCCAAGCAAGACAGACTGGAATGATTCCAGATGATGAGAACTTAGGGCGTGAAGGCGGTATGGATGGTTTATACATCATTGCTGGTCTTGACCCTGCATCTACTGGCTACACTGCTGCGGTAGTTTATGGTGTTGATTTACAGAATGGTCAACGCTATGTGATTGATATCAGCAACCGTGCTGGTAGTAAGCCAGATGAAACAAGAGAACTTATCCGAGACTGGACTTCCAGATATGGAATCAAGGAATGGCGTATTGAAAGAAACGCTTTCCAAACATTCCTTACTCGTGATACAGAGATAAATGAATACCTTTCTAGTCGTGGTGTTGTTCTAACTGAACACATGACGAATAGCAATAAGCATGACCCTAACTTTGGTGTAATGGCTATGTCTGCTTTGTTCAAGAACAACCAGATTTCATTACCTAGGTCAGACATTCAGCGTGTCAAGTCGCTGATTGAACAGTTAGTTACTTGGCAACCGCACCCACCAAAGGGTTTGAAGACAGACATTGTTATGGCTCTTTGGTTTGCAGAACTTCGTGCATTGGAACTAGTGTCCAGAGCAGAACGCAAAAACTATTTCCGTAATAGTCCGTTTATGACAAGACAAGACATGACGGACCGTGTTCTAATCGGGGCACAGGATACAGAACCGTACCGCAGTTACTGGGGCGGAAACTTCTAAGGAGTCATTATGACAAACATTAATATTGAAACAATCAGTGCTGATTTCCAGAGAATCAGAAATCGCTACTCAAAAAGAGATAGCAGAATGGCACAGGTACGCTCAGTCCGTATGGGACAGATTAGCGATGTAGCCCCATCTGTATTCCCAGACACTGGACCTTGGCAGGAACCTATCGTTGCCAACATGATTGACATCGCTGCTAGAGATATGGCTGAGATGATTGCACCGCTTCCTACATTTACTGCAGGTAGTATGACAATGACTAGCGAACGAGCAAGAGAAAATGCTTCTCTAAAGACCAAGGTTGCTCTAGGCTATGTCACTAACTCTGACCTTCAGGTTCAGATGTACAACGCTGCTGACTGGTATGTGACTTACGGTTTCCTACCTATCCGTGTTGAGGCTGACTACGAGAGTATGATGCCAGTTATCCGTACTCTTGACCCAGTTGGTTGCTATCCAGAACTAGACCGCTTTGGTCGTGTAGTCCGTTTCTTCCAGCGTGTTCTAGTAAACAAGGATGTGCTTGCTGCACAGTTCCCTGAGTATGCTGTAAAACTTCGTGGTGATAAAGACAACACCCTATTTGGTGGTAATGACATTGAAGTTATCTTCTACCATGATAAAGACTGGGATATGGCTTTCATTCCTAGTTCTATGGGTGCATTTGGTAGTGGCTCTAAGGGATTGATTCTTGAGAAGACTCCTAATCCTTGTGGCAAGGTAATGATTCGTCTAGCACAACGCCCTGGTATCTCTGAGATTCCTCGTGGTCAGTTTGACGATGTAATCTTTGTACAGTTGGCTAAGGCTCGTCTTGCTCTTCTTTCACTACAGGCTGCACACGAATCTGTAAACGCACCATTAGTTGTTCCTATGGATGTTCCAGAAGTTCCGATTGGTCCTGGTGCTACTATCCGTACCAACAACCCACAAGGTGTAGGTCGTGTTCCTCTAGAGATTCCTGCTGCTGCTTTCCAAGAACAACAGCAACTAGAGCGTGAACTACAACTAGGTTCTCGTTTCCCAGAGATGCGTACTGGTCAGACCAATGCTTCTATCGTTACAGGTAAGGGTGTTCAGGCTCTTCTTGGTGGCTATGAGTCACAGGTAACTGCACACCAAGCAATCTTTGCTCGTGCTCTACAGGAAGTTATGAGCCTCTGCTTTGAGATTGACTGCCACCTATTCGGTGAAGTAAAGAAGTCATTGCGTGGTTCTATGAATGGTACTCCATTTGAGATTGATTATGTTCCTAACAAGGTAATCAACAAGGACTACACCATTGATGTTCGTTATGGACTTATGGCTGGTCTAGACCCTAACCGTTGGTTGGTCTTTGCTCTACAGGCTCGTGCAGAGAAAATGTTCTCTCGTGACTTCATGCGTAGAGAACTTCCTGTTGACATCAATGTTGAAGACGAAGCAAGAAAGATTGACATTGAAGACCTAGAAGAATCAGCAAAGTTGGCTCTTATGGGTTACGCTCAGTCTATTCCTGCTCTTGCTGCACAGGGTCAGGATGTATCTGGTCCATTGATGGCTATCGCTAAGGTTATTGATGACCGTAGAAAGGGTGTTTCCCTATCTGATGCAGTTGTTGAAGCAATGATGCCACCAAAGAAACCAGAACCTACTCCACAGGAAATGGCACAGCCTAGTCCTGAAGAGATGATGGCTATGGAAATGGGTGGTATGGCTCCACAGGAACAACTACCTCCAGGCATGTCTCCACAGGGCACTATGGAGGGCGTAGCACCTGGACAACAGGGTATGGCTCCTGGTGGCAAACCAGACCTAATGACCCTCCTAGCAGGTCTAGGTGGCGGAGGAAAGCCTAATCTAGGTGCGTCTGTACAAAGACGAGTCGCTATCTAGTCAGGAATACCGCACTAAAACCCTATACTAAGGGTGAATAAATCTATCACTGCCAAGGGGTGGTGAATATTTAGGAGAAAACATTATGGCATCAGGCGGATATCGCAAACCAGAAAATCCTGCACCAGTATCAGGTCCAGGTAAAGCCAGTCGCAGAACTGACGGTGGTCCAACAGATATGAAACAGAATCAAGTTGAGATTACTGGCATGGGCTATGGGGAGAACAAAGACTTGAACGAGATTCAGGCTATGGCTCCTATGTCTGCTGCACCCTCTGCACCTATGGCAATGCCTACTATGTCTGCACCTATGCCACAACCAACTCCTCTAACTGCACCTACTGAGAGACCAACTGAGCCAGTAACTGCTGGTTTACCTTTTGGTCCAGGTCAGGGTAGCGAAGCATTGATTATGCCTAACCTAGGTATGAGCGAAGATGATAGACAGCGTTCTCTTGTAATCCTACAACTACTTACAGACGCTGCAAAGAAACCTAATGCGACCAATGCTACCCTCCAACTCATTCGTCAGTTGAGGAGTGAACTTTAATGCCTATTATTAAACCTATTGATATTGATGTTTCGCACATCACTGGCAAGTCAACTGCTGGAAGAACAAACTCTTGGACCTCTTGGCACTCTGCTGTAAATACCCAAGTTCCTTTCTACCTACAAGCACCTACTGCTGTAAAGCCAAGCGTATCTGTAAACGCTGGAAGCAATGTACTTTTTGATAAAAGCCCAACTCAGACTAGCGATAAGCCAGACGAAAAGCCTTGGTGGTATCCTGCTATTTCATGGGCAGTGAAAGATGTTGTAGTCCCTACATACAAAAACTTTAAAGAAGACCCTATTGGGACAACTACTGGATTCCTGAACCCAACCACAAACATCATGGCTTTGGCTGGTAAAGGTGATGTGATGGCTGGTGCTTTTACTATTCTGGAACTTCCAAAAAAGGTTGTGACTTCTAGCCTCATCAATATTGGTAGAAGTTCTCAAGGTCTTCGTCAGTTAATCAGCGGAGAAACTCCAAGAACTGATTACCTAACTGATATGAAAAATGCTTGGAACTGGGAACTACAAGACCACCACTACACAAATGTTTTCAAGACAGATAAAGATGGTGAGATAGTTCTAGATACCAATGGCAACCCAATCCCAGAGTATGAACTAGACGATGCTGGAATGCCAAAGATTGATGAGAAAACTGGCGAACCTATTCTAAAAGTTGTAGACCTCAATGACAATATTGATGTTGGTACAGCCTTTATGTATGCTCTTGGACAGACTGCAAACATTGTTACTGGAGTTGCTGAAAGAGTTGAAGACAAAAAGTTTAAGGCTGATGTTGACAAGGTTGCAACTGAATGGGGATTTATTCCTACAACATCAAACTTTGACATCTTTGACCACGACCAGATTGACCAGATTACTGGTGTCAAGCGTAACTCTCAGGGTGTAACTATTGGAGATACTGGTAATGGTTGGACTGGTGGAAATGTTTTCACACAGGCTTTCAACTTTACTGGAGACCTCGCTCTTGACCCACTATCCTATGTACCTTTCGGTAAGGTTGGTCGTATCGCCTTTGCTGGTAGAAACATGCTTACAAATGGTACAAGAAATGAAATCGTAAAGGTAGTTGCTAAGGACGCAACAACCCTTGCTTCTGCTGCAGCAGGAGAAAAAACTGCATATAACAACTTCCTCACATTTGCTGCCAAGAGTGATGCAAATACTATTCGCAACCATGTCGTTATTAAGTCAATCACTACTGGTGAAAGAGACAAAGTAGCCTACCTATTGGGTGAAGTAACTAAGCCAGAAGATGCTGCTAAGGTTCTACTTGCAGTTGAGTATGGTTCAGTTCGTGCTCAACAGGAACTAATCCGTGATTATGGAAAAGTCAAACTTGCTATTGATGGACTACATGGTGGTGGCTATCTAAATCGTGCCATTGCTAAGGGTGAACTACTAGCACAGGAAGATGTTCTAAACACAGCACTACACAAAGAGTTCTATGACCACCTCACATTCTTGTCTGACGCAATCAACAAGAGTCCATTTAGCGTTGCCCTAAGAGATACTGCGTACCAGATTACAGAAGAAGGTGCCATATCAACAGGAACAAAAGCACTTCGTGAACTTACTCCAGCAAACTGGTCGTTTGAGTGGGCTAATAAACTTGCAAATAATCTTGAAGCAAAGGGTGCCAGAATCGGAACCTTCTTTGTGAACGGTATAACTGATGCTGGACACCTAGCAGTAGAGAGACCATTCGGCTTAGGAAGTTCAAACTGGATTCTTCACCAGATTATTCGTGTAGGTTCTGTAAGTGCTAAGGGTGTCATTGATGTGAGCAACATTGATGGACAAGCAACTAACAAGTTCCTTGGTGCACTCAATGATGTTGACCGTTTGACCAGAGGTAAGTTATCTTTAAATCAGGGTCTTGATGCTAGTGGAAAACAGATTCCTAGCGTTAAAGAAGTTCTTACACAACAGTGGTTGACCTCCTCATCTGCAATGCAGAGAGCACAGATTATTGAAGACCTAAACAAGATTGGTCTAAGGACTATTGCTATCAAGCACGGTGCTGAAGGAGAAGCAGTAAAACTTGTAACTGACGAACTTACAAATAAAAGACTTATCTTCAACAGCAACCTAGACAACAATGGCTTGAGTATTCATATTGAAGGTGGACAGCCTATTGTTTATCACGACCCATACGCAGTTGGTAAGGGTAGCACAGAAGTTAGTTTGTGGAACTGGAATAAAGTTGATTCTGCTTTTGCAAAGAAAGGCTTCTGGAGCAATGTTGGAATCTCAACACTTGAAGGTTCAGCAAAAGTTATTAACGAAGTAAACGGTCTATTCAACGCTCTTGTTGTTACTCGTGGTTCTCGTACAGTTCGTGACATCATTGCAAACGCTATAACCACTCTAGGTTCTGGCTATGCATCACAGATGTTTAAGTACTTGCATCCAACTGACGCATTGGTAAATGCTGAGAAGAACAGAATCAGAAATGTTCTATTAGGTATTGAGCGTCTAGGCATTAGAAAAGGAAACATTGCAGATACATCAAGTGCAATAGCAACCCTTGGTCAAGAGAAGGAAGCACTTACCAGAGTTATTGAAAATCAATATCAGTACATTGTTGACCAGTTCGCAACTGCTCCACTAAGCAATGTTGAGATAGAAGATATCGTTGGCTTCCTAACTGCAAACGCTGTCATTGGTAGAAAGACTTTCTTCCACTATAGCGATAACCCAGCACTAGAGATGCTTCCAGGAAAACTACTTGCTAACTATGACAATGAGTTGGTTGCTGCAACTACAGCATCAGAAAAACTTGCCACACCAATAACAACTAAACTTCAGACCAAGGCTGAACAACTAACTATGCCAGAAACTTCTGGTCGCAGACCTGTTGACTTGGAAGACCTAGTTAACTCTAGACAAAGTGGTGCTACTATTCAGGTTCGCACAAAGGGTCGCAAGAACGCTTGGAACTTCCTTGACATGGAGAAAGTTGTTCTAGAAGGTTATGACCTAAAGAAGTACGAATACCGTATCTTTGACAAGGGTTCATTTGATGTACTTACACTAGACGATATTAAGCGACTTGCTGCTGACATAACCACTAGACATTCATTTATTGATGATGCTACTGGTAAGTACACAGTCTTGACACCAGAGATTGCAGACAGACTAAAGGAAGTACCAGAGCAACTCTTCAAAGAGAATGGTTCTCCAACAATCTATCAACCGCAGGTTTATGGAAACCATGTTGACTTTACTACTAATGAGAATGTTGGTCTTGATGGTCTAAGCAAACAAGATGAAACTTTACTATTCCACTCAGTTGAAGAGTATGTAGCAAATCCAGATGACGCTCTTGGAACATCAATCCTAGCGTTGATGGACAAACTAAGTATTGGAAGCATCACAGTAAGAGATGCAAAGATGAATAAAGTTGTACTTACAAATCCTACATGGACTGTACTAAATAGCGATGCTGATGCTATTAGAGAGATTGTTAAGAAACAACTAGAAAACATTGGATTTGGTTTCCAGAATACTGGTCGTGAAAGTATTGCTGCCCTTAGAACCAGACTTGAAAATGCAAGAGAGATGGGCTTTACTGGCGATGTTGGTACAGTAGGTACTAGCCCTATCCGTTATCAGTTTGTATATCCAACCTCAAAGAATGTTGTTCCATTGCCAAACGGTTGGACTATTGTTTCTGAACCAGCAAATGGATATTCACCAAAGTTCTTCATTGAGATTGGTGGTCAAATAGGTGGAGTCGCAGGTGGAAAGAGAAACCGCTATGCTGTGCGTTTCGCTGTTGAACCAGAAACTAACAAAATCGTTTTTGCTTTTGAGAATCCAAATGCTGTAAAAGGTATTGGCGTTGGCAAATCTGAGAGTTGGTACAGACTACAGTCAGAATCAGATATTACTCTAGGTGACTTTATTCCAACACGCAAACTAAAAAAGGTAACAACTAAAGCGTCTGAAAACATTGAAACTATTTCATCCCAAGAACGCAGATTACTGGAGAACCAAGCAGCATTTGGCTCATTTGATGATGCAACTATTAAGTTCATCAACGATAACAAGAACAGACTAGATGAGATTGATAGACAACTTTGGTATTTAACTTGGAACCTAAGAAGTGTAACTAAGAAACTGTCTAAGCAGGATGCACAGCGTCTAGCAGAGGCAGAGGCAAAACTAGGTTCGTTCCCTAATATTCCAGTAAAGAAGTCAAGTACAAAAACTCCAAGGATGAAGGATGGTGTAGATGGCTGGGCTGACTATTTTGCACTGTCACAACAGCAAGAGTTTGTTGATGCTCTCCTTGGTAAGAGTGGTAAGACTTGGTATTCAAAGATTAAGAGTGACTCTGCTGAAGTTCGTGCACAGGGAACTGGTCTATTTACTGCTACCGATAATGTCATTAACAAGGTTGTAAGACCTGGAGATAGAAACTATTGGACTGCTTGGCAACGCACATTGAATGAACATTGGCGTATGGCTGATGGTAGTGGTCTTGACCCTATTATCAAAAAGATTATTGCTGAAAAGATTGAGAACGGAACTAACGATACAGCACTAAAGGCTTTGCTTGTAGACTGGCTCAAGAATAATCCAGGTGGTATCAAGTACGCAAATGAGATTGGTGTTGGAGCAAAGTTCGCAAACTTTGACCACGGTACTTATGTAAGACCAAGAACTCGTTTTGAACAAATGACACCAGAAGATTATGTTGATATGCAGATAGCAAATGTGCAACAGCATGTTGGAGTTATTACAAAAGGTATTGAAGCAGAGGATGGTCTCTTTGCACAGACAAACTTCATTGCTCAGAAACTTTACGAGGGTGTTCCAATAACCGTTGAAGATTTGATTCGCTATAACCTAAAGCCACCAGCAAGATTTAACCAGTTCAGTAGAGAGTTGGGTATTAATCCAGAAACTGGTGAGACAGAATGGATGAGCGTTCAGCGTGATTTCAAGAATCTTCCAGAAATCTGGGGTACAATGACTGACCCTATTGCTCGTAGAAGCGTTCTTGAGAAAGTTAAGTTTGGATTGGCTCAGGCAAACCGTGTGCTTGCTGATATTCCACAGGAGATTCTATTCCAGAAGCCTATGTTCCGTGCTGCTTATGCTAAATCACTGGAGCGTCAGACTACACAGATGCGTATTGCTACTGGTCGTGACCTATTTACTCAGGCAGAACTAAGAGCAATGGAAGAGAAGGCTCGTTCATTTGCTTTGACTGAGACTCGTAAATGGATTTACTCTACAACCTCTACCAGAAATATCATGAATGGTATTCGTCAGGTAGTTCCATTTGCTAATGCTACAGTCTTCACTGCTAAGTGGATGGCGAATGTTGCTAAGGAACGCCCAATGTACGCTGCTTGGATGGTCTATGAGTACAACAAGGCTATCAACGGAATCCAGTGGTTTGATAAGAACGGTAATGTTGTTGACTACAATGCCAAGGATAAAGATGGTAATCCAATCGCAACACACTTTAGAGGCAACTACCCAGATGGTCTAATCAACATCCTTGCTGGTAAGCCTTGGGATGATTCATTTGCTAAAAACTATGTGAGCGATACATTTGTTAGTCGTACATCGGTTGACCCTATCTGGAATGGTAATAACTTTGATATCTTTGGAGTTAATGTACCTAACCCATTTGTGAACTGGGGATTAACAACTGGTCCAGCAATATTATTCTCAGAACTTGTAAAGGCTTCCTACACAAGACCTGACTCATTTGAGGGTAAGGTTGGTAACCTGATTAAGACATTCAATGATAATGTAAAAAATAGTGGTATCCTTCCTAATCTATTACCATTTGGTGTCCAACCAACTCAGGGTTCACTAGGTCTATTGATTCCAGGTCAAGCATCTAAGTTGATTGTTGATGACCAAGAGTTAACAAAACTTAAACTTGATGCTGCTATCTGGCTAATGGGAAGACACCTTGCTGAACCAGAGAATGAGAACTATGCACTAACTGCAAAGAATGTTGACATGGTTGCTCAGGGTCTATTTGATTTGAAGTTCTCTACATCACTGCTTCTTCCTTTTGCCACTAAATATGTAACTGAAGGAGACATTGCTAGACAGACTTGGCAAAGTTACTTGCAGAAAGAACAGGCTGCGTACGACAAACTTGGTGCTGAGGAATACACAAAGCGTAATCTTCCAGGGTTCCACTCATTTGAAGAACGAACAGGTGAACTTCCAGGTGCAAAGCCTTATATGCTTGACCCATTTAGTGTGGCTAAGTCTAAGTTCTTGAATGAACATGCTGACCTTTTCTATGGTGCAATCTCTCGTGGTACTGGCGACTTGAAGGTATCAGCACAGAAGAAGACTGCTGACAATCTAATCAAGTACAGCCCATTGCTTCCAAAACTTACTACTACTTCTGAGGGTACTGATGTTGCATCAGACATCCTAAACGGATATTCAAGTAGCGGTTCTGGCTCATCATCTTACATCTTTGACCAGAATGTGTACAACATTTTGATTGAAAGAAACCTTGTTGCTACTTCTACCCCAGAAGAAATGGAAACAAAGATTAAGGTTGAAAAGGGTAATGCTGATTTCCGTAAAGGTGTTGACCTACCAGATGGTACACACATTATGGGAATGAATGAACTAGACAACCTAGCATTTGAACGAAATGTACCTATTGGTCTAGACCCATATCTAAGTGAGCAGAAGCGTATCTTGGTAAAGACTATAACCAATAACGAACTTTATGGACAGGCTTGGGCTGATAGTCGCTCAACCATAAACCCTCAACGCTATAACAACTACGCTAATGCTTGGAATGAAGTTGTAGACAATACCTCTTGGAGAACCTCAGTAGGAAAAGATTCTATTTTCCTTCAGACTGTTGAGAAGTATTTGGAATGGCGTGGTAAATGGCAAGACATTCTTCACGAAAGAAGTTCGTCTAATCCTGCTAAGGGAACGCTTGCTCAGAACCCAGATATTGCAGGGCAATATTATGATTATGTGTTTTACCTCAAGAACGAAGACAAAACAGGTCAGTTCTCTGAATGGTATAACCGTTACTTTGAAGGAGATACGATTAACTAATGGCTGATTTTAAACAGGTCTCAGACCCAACAGGTGCGACAGACACCTTTACATACAACGGTAACAAGTACACTCTAGTACAGTGGAACACTTACTGGAGCACTAATACAACTGACCCTTTCATTAGGACAGACTTGGCTAATGCTCTCTACAACAGTGGTTACTTTGACCTCAATACTCCATTTGACACTGTAGGTCCAACACTTTGGAACCGCATTGGTGAGTGGGCTATTACTAAGGCTAAGGCTAACAACGGTAAGTTTACTTTAAAGGCTGGAAATCTTCCAGACGCTGTAAAGTTTGCTGCCACATCATCAACAAAACTTGGTGACTTTGGTGGCTATTTAAAGAGCGGTAAGGGTGGTGGACAGGATACTACTAATGACAAACTCAATAGAAAAGATGTAATCATTGCTCTAAAGAGGTTTGCCTCTGATAATGGTTTTGTTATCTCTGTTGCTGACTTGAATAAAAAGGCTGATGCCATTACTGGTGTTGACGCTAATGGGAAGATTGTTCACGGTAAGACTGCTTCTGACGGAGTTACTTGGGTAGTTTCACCAATAGATACTCTTGAAAATGTTAAACAGTCATATCGCACTAATGTAATCGCACCTAAATACTCACAGTTTGCTGATGATGTTAAGGCTGGAGCAGACATAAAAGACCTTGCTCATGATTACATCGCTATGATTTCAGACTCTCTGGAGATTGACCCAGAGAAGATTGACCTAGCCAAAGACCCTCTACTTAGTAAGGCTTTGCTTGGTTACGCAGGTAAGGATGGCAAGAAAACCTATCCTAACTATACAGACTTCCAGCAAATGGTCCGTCAGGATTCACGCTGGCAATATACAAATAATGCTAAAGATACTATCAGTGACACTGCACAAAGTATCAAGCAGATATTTGGACTTTAGGAGATGATGCTAAATGGCTGATGCAAGAGATACAAATAAAGACGGTGTAGTAGACACCCAAGAAGTTGCTGCTGCGGTAAGCAAGACTTCAGCATATGACGAAATCGTACATATGTTTGATGGAGTAGGAGCACCTGCACTAGGTCAGTGGCTCGCTGACTTTATTAAAGGTGACCCAACTATTGTTGATAGAAAGTCAGAACTACTCTCACAACTACAGGAAAGCGACCCTTATAAGCAACGCTTTAGCGGACTGGTAAAGATAAGGGACTTCAACAAGAAGAACCCTACTAACCCAATCGCTGTAATGTCTGAAGCGGAATACTTAAACGCTGAGAACACATATAAACAACTACTAAACCCAGTAAAAGACTTGTACGGTAAGGATATCAATAAGACTATTGGTGACCTTATTGGAAACAATATTTCCCCTGTTGAGATACAGAGTCGTATTAATGCTGCCAGTAACTGGGCACTATCTGCTGACCCTAATATAAAGAAGGCTCTAAAAGAGTACTATGGCATTGAAGAAAACCAGTTGATTTCCTATGCCCTTGACCCAGAGAAGGCTCTTACTCAGATTGAGAAGGCTGCTGGTTTGGCTACCCTTGCTTCAGAGGCTTATGAAACTAGACTAAATATCACTAAGCAATATGGTGAAACAATCCTACAAGACTTGGTTGCTAGTGGTAAGGCTCGTGATATTGCAGAAGCAGGACAGGTTGCTGCTAAGGAACTACAAGATATCACAACAGGTACAGCCACAGGATACAATCCTGCTGCTGGAACTCTTCGTGGAGTTACCGAACTATCCAAGATTGAGGGTGGAACCCTTACAGGACAGGAAGTTCTAGGTGCTGCACTTGGTACAGACACTGCTGCTGCAGAAACTGTTCGTGGTCTGAAGTCTCGTGAGAGAGCCAGATTTGAGCAAGGTCAGGGCGGTACTAATGTTCTTGGAACACAGATGTCAGGAACCGTCTAAGATACCCCTATACTCTAGGTGAAGGTACGCCTTCAAAAGATTCCATCTGGACCCACCAGCCCCAGAGGATAAATAAGTCTGGTAGTAAAAGCGAATAGTTCTTCCCCTGGAACTCTTCTGGTTTACGATAAATCTATTTAGGGAGTAATAAAATGCAAGACAATGAAAATGAATACGAGTCAACTAACGAATATGGTGAGACTCCAAAGCCTTCGGGTAATGGTTTACGAGCACAGTTAGAGACCGTTCTCGCAGAAAAGAAGGAACTTGAGAAACTAAATGCTCAGTTCCAGAAGGACCTGCGTGAACGCAGTATCCAAGACACATTGGCTGGCTTAGGTGTAAATGCCAAAGTTGCCAAGTTCATCCCAGATGATGTGAATGATAAAGATTCCATCGCACAGTGGGTGACAGAAAATGCGGATGTGTTCAACATCCAAGTTGGAGGTAACCAAGCAGTTACCCCACAGCCTACAGTAGACCCATCTATTGTGGCTGGTGCTAATAGACTCAATCAGTTGAGTTCATCAGCACAGAGTCCTTCCAAAATCCAAGACATTGAGGCTCGTATTGCTAGTGCTACTAGCAAAGAAGAACTTGAAGGTCTATGGGCTGAGGCTAGGGCTTACCTACTCTAAAAATAATACGATTATTGAAAGGTCGTGATTTATATGGCTGCTCCATATACTGACTCCGCAACGCTTACCGCTTTGGTAACTGCTGCATATGACCGCCAGGTTCGTCTTTCGCTACGCTCTGTTCCTATGTTCCGTAGCATTGCAACCGTTAAGGTGGTAGAACAGACTGCTCCAGGAAACTCTGTAGCATTCCTAATCCATGGTGACCTTGCTGCTGCAACAAGCACCCTATCGGACAACGGTATCGTTGACCCAACTGGTGCTGCACTAAGCAACCCAACCTCAGTTACAGTTACTCTAAACGAGTATGGTAACTACACTGTTGTTTCAAAGGCTCTTCGTGAGTTCGCTTTGGACAACAACCTAGATGGCAACATCGCAAATGTTATCGCTTACAACCTTGCTCAGTCTGTTGACGCTGTTATTGAGAATGTTCTTATGGGAACTGACAACAACATCACTTCACAGACTCTTGCTGCTGGTACTTACCGCAAGCCAGTTGTACGCACATACGCTAACTTGCTTGCTCTAGGTACTGGTACCTCTGCATCATCTTCTACAACTACAATCACAGTTGCTGATACCAAGAACCTAAAAGTTGGTATGACTTTCTCTGTAGTTGCTGGAACAGGTGTTCTTGCTGCAGGTGCAAACGGTAACACCATTGCAACTATTGCTTCTGGTACTACCTTCACCGTTACTACTGCTCCAACCACTGCTCTATCAGGTGCTACTTTGAACTTCTCAAACGCTGGTTACTTCCTAGAGAACGATGGTGCATCAACTTCAGGTGCTACTAACCTTCTAGCCACTCTAAGTGCTAAGGACATTCGCTGGGTTGTTGCTCAACTTCGTGCAAACAATGTCCCAACCGTAGATGGTCAGAACTATGTTGCATTCATCCACCCATCAGTTGCTGCAGACTTCCGTGCTGAAACATCTTCAAACGCTGCATCTGCTATCTGGGCTGCTCCTCACTCATTCAGCGAGACAAGCAACATGTATGCTGGTGAAATCGGTACCTTTGAAGGTGTCCGTTTCATTGAGACTCCTCGTGTTGCTGCTATTGGTGACACAGTTGTTGCTGTGAAGAACGGTACTGCTCAGACTGCTGTAGTACAGAACTGCTACACCACTTTCGTAGTTGGTGCAGACGCTCTGGCTGAGGCTGTTGCGGAAGAGTTCCACATCGTTGCAGATGGTGTCGTTGTAGACCCACTAAAGCGTAAGATGGCTCTTGGTTGGTACGGTATTGCTGGTTGGAACTTGTTCCGCTCTGCAAGCCTATACGCTATCAAGTCAACTACTTCTAACAACTAATCGTTAGATAGTCTTTAGACACCGAGAAGGGTCCTGGTCTTTCGGGACTGGGACCCTTTCTCTCTAATAGGGAAAGGATTGAAGATGACACTAGAAGAATACAATGATGCAGTTGCCTCTGGGGTAACTACCTTTTATGTTTCATATGTGAATACATATGCAGGTCTTGGTACACACCGTGTATTTCAGCGTGGTACTTACCAAGTTGCTGGCGATGTCCTAATCTTTCCTGACCACACAGTTCTGATTTCTCCAATGGAGACCTATGACCCTTACTTCCAAACTGCTTCTGTAGTTATTCGTGGGGCTAATGGCACACAGACTGTAGATTCTATAAACGCTCAATACATAGTTGATGCTGGCTATGTAGAAGTTCTAACTTTGACATACGAAGCGTATGACAATAGCACAGCATCCACAAACTTTACTGGTGCAGAGGTTCTAGACTTTGGTCTATCAAACTCTTCTTACACTGGTACCGAACTTATTTCAGGTGGTGTTGCATAAATGGCAATCAAAAGACTTCAACTGAGGCGAGACACAGCCTCCAACTGGACTTCAGCAAATCCAACTCTTCTTGCTGGAGAGATGGGTGTTGAGACAGACACAGGCAAGTTCAAGGTAGGTAATGGTTCATCTGCTTGGACTGCTCTTGCTTACTCTTCAGGTCCACAGGGTACTGCTGGTACCGCAGGTGCTGCTGCCACAGTAGCAGTTGGTACAGTAACTACTCTCGCTGCTGGTTCTTCAGCCACAGTAACCAATGGTGGCTCATCTTCTGCAGCCACACTAAACTTTGGTATTCCTGCTGGTCAGGGTGTCCCTACTGCTGGTACTACTGGACAGGTTCTAAAGAAGAACTCTGGAACTAACTACGACACTGTTTGGGTTGACCAGTCTACGCTTACTGCTGGCGATACAGCGAAGGTTGCAGGAGTTCAGGTTTATATCCAGACATCAGACCCAGGTGCTGTTGGAGCAGGAAAAATCTGGATTCAGACTGTATAGGAGATTAGATGGCTACCAAGTTTACTGGCACTAACTCTGGCTCCGAGCGTGTAGGCTACTACACCAGAACATCAACTGTACAAAATGTAAGGGTAAGCCCTACTGTACCTGTTGGCTCTGATGGCAACTATCACATTCGCCTTGCTGGACTATATTGGGCTATCCGTGCCTTTGACTTAGGTCTATCTGGAGCACCTGCTGGTCTATGGGCTAAAGTTGGTATCTCTGGTGGCGGACTTGGCTCCACTCAAACTTCCTCCCTTGTTGAACTTGCTGATGGTGCAGGTAGCATAGGCTCTGTTGGAAATGTTTACTTTCCCCTTACTGACACAAATGTCCAGTTGACCACTGGTGACTTTACTCTTACTGTCAATATCTATGACAACTCTGCTGGTACTTCAAGACCAGACAACACTTATGGCACTGCTGATGATACTCGTATGGGTCTCAACTCTGGTGTATCTGGAGACTACTATGCTGGATACTCATACTTCACAGTCCCTTCAACTCCAGGAACCCCTACCCTATCAAGCAAGACAGACACATCTGTAAGCATTGCTTGGACTGCACCAACTGATAATGGTGGAACAGCGATTACTGGATACTATATTGAGTATTCCACAGATAACTTTGCTACTTCATCAAACACAACAAGCACAACTACATCTAAGACAATCACTGGTCTTACTGCCAACACAACATACAAGTTCCGTGTCTATGCACAGAACGCTGTAACAACAAATGCTTCTATCAATGGTTCTGCTGTATCTGGCTCTCTAACAACAACTACAAATCTTACAGTTACTGCTCCATCTGCTTCAGTTATTACAGCCACAGTAAACTCAGACACATCTATCTCACTATCTTGGACTGCTTCTACTGACAACGGTAATGGTGGAACAATCACTTACAAGTTGTATCAGAAGTCTGGTTCTGGTTCTTATGCTCTAATCTATGGTCCTGCATCTAGCCCAAGAACTTATACATCTACTGGTTTATCTGCGTCTACTACTTACACATACAAAGTAGAGAGCATCAACAATACTTACACAACTACATCTGCTGAAGTAAATGCAACTACTCAGGCAGCCAAGACAGTTCCTGGTGTTCCTGTTGTAACTACTGGAACTATCACTGGAACTACCATTCCTTTGAACTGGTCTGCTGTCAATGATGGTAATGATGCTCCTGTGACTTACTACATTGAGAAGGAGAATACATTCAATGGCGGTACCTACACGCAAATCGCTACGACAACTTCTACTACCTATACTGCAACTGGTCTTACTAGTGCTACTGACTACCGTTTCCGTGTTCGTGCTGGAAATACTATTGGTTATTCTGGTTATGGTTCTGTAGTTGGTACTACTCTTGCTGTACCAGTTTGGGTAACTACAACTCTACCTGTTGGAACTGTATCTGTTGCATACTCTGCAACTCTAAATGCTACTGGTGTACAGGCTTCTGCTGGATACTCTCTAGTATCTGGAACACTTCCATCTGGTCTATCTCTAAACACAACTACTGGTGCTATCACTGGTACTCCATCTGCCAACGGTACATCAAATCTAACCTTCCGTGCCACAAACGCAAATGGTTATACAGACTTCATCACATACATCTCTATCGGACAAGCAACTGCTGTCAAGGTTCGTAATGCTGGTAACTCTGCTTGGGTTCCTGTAACTGCAACTAAGGTACGCAACTCCACAAACACTGGTTGGAATGTTGTATCTGGTGTCTTTATTCGTAATGCTGGAAATAGTGGGTGGACAAACCTTGGCTAATATACCTGGAAAGAATGACATCTTTGATATACGAAATCGTAAGTCATCTGCTGTAGCAAGTAGCACCGCTACTAATGGATTACCTATCGGTGGAAGTACTGGTACTGTTCTTGTAAAAAACTCAACTACAGACTACGATGCTGTTTGGGATACACTAGCAACTGCAGGTATTGCTGCTGCATCTCATACACACGCAGGTTCAGCAATCACATCTGGAACTGTTGGTATTTCTTATCTTCCAACTGGAACTACTGGTTCAACTATTGCTCTAGGAAACCATGTCCACGGTAACATTACAAATACTGGAACACTAACTACTGCTGTAACTCTCGGTGCTATTCCAAAGTTTGTTATCACTGATTCATCTACAAATGTGATTGGAACTTACACTCCAACTGGAACTGCATCTTCAACAACTTTCCTTAGCGGTACTGGTGCTTGGGGTGTACCTGTTGGAACTACATACACTCTTGCTTCTGGAACTAATAATGGAACTCTAAAACTTACTGCATCTTCTGGTGGTGTCCAAGACAACATTGCAGTTACTGGTCTTGGAACTGCTGCCTATACTGCGTCTAGTTCCTATGCAACATCAAGCCACACACATGGCAATGTGCTAAATGGTGGAACAATGACTACATCAGTTACAGCAACTAGCCCAGTCAAAGTTGTTATTACTGACTCTGGAAATAACCTTGGGCTTCTTACAACTACTGGTGCGTCTAGTACAACCTTCCTTCGTGGCGATGGTACTTGGGCTACTCCTTCTGGTGGTGGTTCTTTAGGTTGGCTTGGTACTACACAGACAACTGCAAGTTCTGGTGGAACAAGTACCCTTACTGGTGTCAATACTTTCACTGGTGCTACTAGCGGTAACATCATTATGAGCACTGCAACTGTGTCTGGTTCTGGAACTCAAACAAGTACCAACACAACATTGGCTACTGGAAACGCTACTGGTGGTCTCGGTGCAGGTGGAACTACAACCTCTGGAAATCTAACAATAAAAACAGGTGATGCTACCTCTGACCTCACTGGTGTTGGTGGTGTTTCTAACCCAGGAAATATTTATATCTACACTGGTGCTCCAGTTTATGACTCTGAAAATGGTGGAGCAAACTCAGGTAAGGTTTATGTAGGAACAAGCACTACTGGCGAAGTTGTTATTGGTAACCCAAACGGTACTCTTGGTGGTGCTACTACTGTAAGCATTATTCCAATAGGTAGCAGCCTTGTTGATAAGACAGTAAATATTGCTAATGATGGCAAGAATGCAACTATAACCCTTGGTACTGGTAGCACTGTTTCGTCTATTGTTAGACTTGGCTCAAGTGCTGCAGCAGTAAGAATAGACCTTGGTAACAACAACACTTCATCTGCTACTTATCACAATGGTAAGAACTTCTTCTGGCAACCAGACTCTACTGCAGTAACTAGCGGTTCTTTACTGACTGTAGCCAATCTACAAACTTGGATGCTTACAACTGTCTCTACTTCTGGAAACCTTCAGTTACCTACTGGAACAAACATGGACACAATCTCAAACTTTGCTACAAGCATTGCTTTTGATTGGTCTCTAATAAATACTGCTGGTTCTGGTTCAGTTTCTATAACTGCAAATGGTGCAGGTCACACAGTGTATGGAAATATGGCAGTTGGCTTTGGAACATCTGGAAGATTTAGGTCAAGAAGGACTGGTACCAATACATGGACAACTTACAGGATAGGGTAATGGTGATTTTATGATGCTTTGGAAAGTAATCTGTCAAACAGAAACTTGCGTAATCATTGGATTACCAGGAGTAATACCTTTTGATACAGAACCAAACTACACGCCTGAAATAGTCTGCGGTGCGTGTGGCAATAAATACACAGACATAACAATCCTTGAAGGAGGAAACTAAAAATGCTAAAACTATGGAAAGAAATCTTCAAGCGTTCAATCGCTCTAGTAATCCTAAAGGTTAGCGGAACACTTGCTGCTGGCTCCTTGTTCGGGGCTGGTGTCTGGGTATCTGCTGGCATCGCAGTATTCGTAGGTCTAATGGAAGTTGCAGAGAGTCTATCTCGTGCATACATTGTAGACGGTGAACTAAACGCTGCAGAAGTAAACACTGCATTCGCATCTTATGCTGAGGCAGATGCTGCAAAGAAAGAGGAGTCAGATAAATAATGGCTACCTTTGAACAACTAACGGAAGAGTGCTTGCTGAATCTTGAAGGCTTTACTGCTGACCAAGGTATCTATGGCACTCTGTCTAGTGCAATCACAGATACAACAACAACATTTATTGTTGATGGTGCTATCGTAAACGCTGACCAGTCAGGTTTCTCTACTGGTCTCATTGAGATTGATGAAGAACTAATCAACTGTCGCTACATCAACACTACTACTGGAGAGTTCTCCAATGTACTTCGTGGCTTCCGTTCATCAACTGCTACAGCACACGATGCTGGAACACTTGTGCGTAACAACCCTAAGTTTCCAAGGGTAGCAATCAAGAGAGCAATCAATGATACTATCCAGCAACTACACCCACACATCTTGGCTATCAAGAAGACTGAGATTACCCTTGTTGGTGGAGTCATTCAGTATGACCTACCAGAAGACGCTAATGGAGTTATTTCTGTACAGATTCAGGAACTTGGTGCAAGCAAGCGTTGGGTTGACTTGAAGACTTGGAGATTTGACAGCACTGGTGCAAGCAACTCAACTACTGGTAAGGTCATTGACATTCACGGTGGCTTCGGTGGCTACAAGGTGCAGGTTGTCTACACAATCGCTCCGTCTGTTCTTGAGACTGGTAACGACTTCGGTCTTACTGGACTACCAGAGTGGGCAAGAGAACTTGTTATCTATGGTGCTTGCTGGAGAGTAGCCTCATTCGTTGAGTCTGCAAACCTCATCAGCAACACTGCAGAACAGAACCTATTGAAGACTCGTTACGATGTTGGCTCACAGACCAACCTTGCTAAGTACTTCCTTGGGATGTACTCTCAACTTCTTGCTGAAGGAGAGGCTCGTCAGCGTTTGGAATAT